AGGACCGTACTTGCGGTTCAGTTTTACACCGATTACTTCGTCCTGCGTCAGAGCCGAAGGCGTGAGCGAGGTGGAAGTATCCGTGGTGTCACGACGCGATACACCGCCAGAAGGGCGGTCAAAGAAGCGAGTCTTGTCGTAGTCGCCTTCGCGTTCGTTGGTTACGAGCTGGATAACGCCGTTTCCATCCTGGTTGAGGATGTCTACGTTCTGTGCCAGCGTCTCTACAAAGAGTGTTTCAAAGAGTTCGTTGCGTACAACGAAATCCGATGCTTTTCCGATAGCCATTGTTTCCTATTATTTTGGGAGGTTGTAAAACGGTATTCCGCCATTCTTGGACTTGTAAATACCATACTTATCCATGTACTCCGCCGCCTCTGGGCCATTCATGTCGCGTTGGCGAAGCCCTTGCTTTGGTGCAGCAGATGAATTGTCCTGTCCCGGCCTACCTGCTGTACTTGCATTGCGTGCCTCCTGCTTCAGATAGATTTTGTAGGCATCATTGGATGCCAGCTCTGAGGCGAAGGCTTGCGGGGAAGTTGAGGTTCCATTGACAGTTAGAGAGCCATTGTCGTCAAGGCCAAACTTGTCACCAAAGTAGACTTCCGCAGGGGACGGCTTACCGGCTTCAGGGCGGGTGACAAATGATTTGTCAAACCCTGCTTCCTCAAGCACGGGGCCAAGCTCACGGAACTTTACTCTTTCCTCAAGACGCTGTGCGCGTTCCTCTACCTGCGTCAGCTTCTCGCCAAGCGGTTTAAGGTGCGCTGATTCCCATTGGGATCGCAGCTTGTCTTGATCTACGCTCTGGCTGCCATGTGACTCAAGCACTCTGGCGATAACGGTTTCGTCCTCATGTGCCTTGTCCTTATGCACATGGTTGGAGAAACGACGTTGGATCTCGTCTTGGATGGACTGCCCAAAACGCTCCTTTGGAACGTAGGTGGTTTCAAGTTCAGATTTAGAAAGAACGACTTTATCGTCGGATAGCGGTGCGTAATCATCGCCATCTTTGACGTAATAACCCTCAGACATCACGATTACTTGTTTGTGCGCCATCGGTAGCGCGTTACTCGGAAAGCATCACCGCGTTTTCTGCCCTTCCGGGGAGGCTGGTCCACGCGGGTAGACCAATTTGTGTGAAGATACTTAGAAGGCTAAGTACAACGCAATAAAATTTGAAAAAATAGTTAAGACTTGATCACGAGATTGCCATTCTTGTCCTCGCCAAGCGTAGTGTACTTGTCGCTGTACTCATAGCCGGGCCATCCTGCGCCCAAAAACTCTACTGTGGGCGGCTCATAGACACGGTGGCAGGGCTGACCCGTTTCCGGGCATTCCTTCAGGGCAACGTATTCTTTCATGGACTGCTCCACCTCAAAGTAGGTGCCGTCCTCGCGCTTGTATCCGTAGGTAGCCATTATCCCTCTCTAAATTCAAAATGACAGCGACAGTTGCTCTTGCAGATCCTCTCGCCGATGTTTACCAAGGTGCCAATAGGCACCCACCCCTTATCTGCCTCTGCGACGCACTCTGAGCAGTGGTCAGCGGCAGCCAATACGCTTTGCTCTTCTGTGTAGCCACGAAGTGCCATCTCTTGGCGCAGGGCAGCCGTGTAAGAAACCCTGCCACTCTGTGCATATAATTGCACTCTACGGCCAAAGCGACCGTCAAGCGGCAGCCCACGCTCTATCTGTGTGGCAAACCGAGCAAGACGCTCGTACTGGAACCTGAGCTGGCTACCAACGCGACCGTAGTCTGACTGTGACATCTGCGCCCAGCCGCCACGGGCCAATGCACCGCTGACAAGATGCAGGTCTTTGAGGGAGTCCCTCATACCTGCCTGCCACTGCTGCACGTTGATCCCACCCTCACGCAGTTTGCCAGATAGGGATAGGATCTTGCGCTCATGGCGGTCAAGCACCTCATCCAGATATTGGCGGACCTCAGCAAATGATACGAAGTCGCCGCTCTGGTTGATGTATCTGCCAGCAACCTCATTCCATCTGTATGTGCTATCGTCGCCCAATATCCTCTGCCTTTGCGTCAAGTAGGTCCACTGCTACCTCTGGCGCATTGGTACGCCACATCACAGCAGCACGTTGGATGTCTTTCTCACTGATCTGCACAAGCCTGTCAAGGTCAGCCTCAGTCCACTTCTCTGCTTTCCCGCGTTTCATAGGCACTGACGGATTGGTTCGTCCATTGCCTCGGCCACCATAATGCAGTCCATGCGGTCAATCTTGCCAGACATCGTATCTACACGCTCCTCAACAACCTCTACCCGCTCAGGAAGCGAGTAGACGCTGGCAATCGTGTAGACCAAAACGCCAATGCCCGTGATCGCAAGCACAAACACGCTGACGGCAGCCTTTATTGCGCCGTTGATAGCAGTGATTTGGTCCATTAGAGTTCTTCAGTTACAATTTGATCGGTTCCCGCCTCGCGGACGCGGCGGATTACATCGTCAGTGACCCCATGCCGTGCAATCTCCAAAGCCGTCTCAGCGTCAAATAGATTGCCAAGAGCGGCAAGGCTATTAGACTGTGACTGGGCAAGGCTCTGAATGTCAATCGGGCGGAAAGAGCGGCTGCGCTCTACGCGGGCATTGAGCCACTCCTCAGGACGCTCGGGAGCCATGAGCTGCGACGATAGGAACATCCAGTCGTTCTCACACTCGTCAACGAGGTCCGTCAGGATAGAGAGGAACGAAGTGCGCCCCGTAGCCTCGTTGTAGGCAATCTCCGTAGCACTACGCTCAATGTTGCTGCCATTCATCCGCTGGTGGTTCGTGACGTAGTACTGGCGTACCTCGTCGCTGAACACCTTGTACGCCGTGGCACCGTTATTGGCATCAGGACTGATGAACTCCCAGTCACCAAGGAGGCCGTTGGCACCCTCGGCAATCTTTGCCAGGGCCTTGTCAAACTTCTGCTCATCGCCCTCGCGCAGTTTCAGGCGCGGGTGGTTGATCACGCGGAAGTTCCAACGTGCATCAGAGAGCAGGTTGTACAGCATATTGTGGTCCAGAGCCATCTGGTAGCCCACGTAGCGGCCCATAACGTCAGAGAGACGCATACGGGTAAACGGAATGCGCTTACGCAGGCGGTCAGGGGTGGACCAAAATGGGAAAGCCCACTCCTCCTGCATATCAAGTACCAGGGAGCGGCTTTCTTTCTGATCGTCACCCTCTACGACACGCCATCTGCGCCAGCCGTTGACATCGTACTCCGTGTACATCCGCACCATCTCCGCCTTCTTGTGCATATCAGGGCGGAACATCCGCGTCTCCTCAAGGAGCAGCCAGACGGGAATGCCATCCTCGTCGTGCCAGTCTACTACACGCTGCGGATCAATAATGTGTGTGCGGGGATGCTCTGCGCTACCCAACTCCGTAAATGACCAAAAAACGTCATCTACAATCAGGTTGGTCATCATCCGCGTCGTTGCGGCACCCCAGTTCCTTCCCGTGCCGTCAATGTCATGCCACATACGGAAGAAGATGCTGTCCGTATCAGCAGGGTCGCCCAAAGGCTCCCCGTAGACACGAGTGGCTTCGCTCTCAACGGCCTTGATCCCGCCGACATATGCTTCTATCAGCGTAGACATATGTGCCGGGAAACGGGTAATGAAGGCCCTCTCGCGGAAGGCATCGGCAGACTCTCCCAAGGCGCGGCGACGTAGGTAGGTGCCGTTCTGCGGACCACGGATGCGGTCCTGCCTGTCAAAGTCTACTGTGACCTCAGAGAGACGCTTGCGCCCCTTGATGCCGCTAATATCCATGAATGGCGAGAGCGTCCGCTCCTTTCCTGCCCCCGATGCAGGATCTGCCATTCTGCTTGACTCTATCTGCGATACCAGTAGAGCGTCGCCTGTAAATTGATCCCTTGCGAACTGCCGCTGATAAGCCTCCACATCGTAATCTGGATGCTTGTTGTCTACCCAAAGATTGGACATATCAAATAATGTTTATGAAAGAAGCCGCTGTGCTTGCCTTGGGCTTGGGATCGTAGATCGCCAGCTCCAAAGCGTTTCTGCGGTCAGGGCTTCTCCTAATCAGCGTTTTCAGTTTCTTCTTGTCGGCCACCTTGCGGCGACCCTTCGTATCCATTGTGTATGTCGTTGATGCCAACTCCTCTACCAGCATACTGTCATCAGGCACGGCACCGCCGGCCTTTAGCCAGTCGGCTAAACCAAATGCCATCTCACTTCCAGCATCTGCATAGTTGTCGGAATCAGTTGCGGGAGATTGGAGGTGAATAGGACGCACTCTAATTCCAAGCTGCTGTGCCAGGTCCATGTGTGAGAGGGCATCCACTGGAGAAGCTCCGAGTCCGATCTCATCTATCTTTACCTCTATCTCTCTATCTGTGTCGCGGCGAAGCCGACGAACGGTGTCTACAATCTTGCTGGCTACCTGCACCCCATCCGATCCTTGCAGGACCACAGGCTCCATAGCCCAGTGACCTCGAACAGGAAAAATGACGGTTTCATCATCTCCGAAGCGGGCAACGTCAACGCCAAGGCGCAATGCACCTTCGCGGGACACTGTGGGCCAGCGGTCCTTTGCAAACTCAATAGTTTCAAGCCCGTATACCGTATTGTCGCCGTGGCCGGGGAAGTCCCCCATTACACGAACGCGGTACAGCGGGCTGTCCTCGCCCCATTGGTCCTTCTTCTGCTGGCACCACTTCTTCGTGGCAAGACCGGGGATCTGTACTTCGCCCGTTACATTGGGGCTGTCCCAGCTGCTGATCTTTATGCAGTGCCACGACGCTCTGTACTTATTGAAAGCGTCAAAGAAGTGTCCACTCATCTTCGTACCCTGAGAAGCCATCACCATCTTGGCACCACCGGCCATGTTTCCTTCCATGGCGGAAAACACGGCATCCTGTATGCCCGAGGCTTCGTCAAGCAGGTACATCACGTGGGGTGAGGAGATACCAGCAGCATTCTCAGCTTCTTTTGCAGAGAAGCCGAAGATTTGGTTGCCGCTGGTGAAAGTTAGGCCCGTGGCGGGATCAAGCGAAGGCGGTTTTATACATACCTGCTGGAGGATCGGGGTTCGCTTGTATGCTGCGCGGATCTCACGCCACGCAATGTCCTTCACCTGATTGAAGGATGCCGCAGATAGGGCAACACGCGCATCCTCCCCCAAGAGGTGCCATTTGAAGGCCCACCACAGGGCCAA